ACCACATAGATTTATCGAAAACTTTAAATGAATTTATTTCTGGCATAGTATGCTCAGATAATAATTTTTTAATTAATTTATCTTTAATATTTTCCATTATAGTTTAATTAATATGAAATCAGTCGCCTGGAAGACATCTTCAGTGACTGTGTAATCTATACGTACAACCGCCGCATATTCTATTTCTTCTGATTGAGTAACACTAACTTCATTTATTTTTAGTTTAGGTAGATATCTAGTAACAACATCACTAATTTCTTGTTTAATATCAGCTAACGTAATATTATCGTTTGGTTCAAAAATAAATTGAATTAAATTCGTTCCGAAATCTGGTAAATAAAATCTTTCACCCTTCTGCGTTAATATTAAATGCATTAAATCAGCTTTTATTGCCTCCGCATCTGTTCTAGTTAAATCTAAAAAATAACCTTTATTACTATCCTTAAATGGAAAATTTATGTTAATGTTTTTACCGTTTGCCATAATTAATACGTATATTTACTTAATGTAATGTAATCTTTATCTAATGCATCTAATGCTATTTCAACCTCAGCTAAACATTCATTAACTCCACCACCAATTAATACTATATTATGATAGTTTTCTAAAAAATCCATTAAATCTGGTATCTGTAATGTAGAATAACTATCCGATAAAAATTCAACAATATCTTCAACATCTATACCATGGACATTTGCAAATTCTTTAAAATTTTCCCATTCATCAGTTAGCTCTCTAGAATCATTTATGTCATTTTCGTACATAAATTTAACTAATAAAGTTATCTCCTCATATTCAATGTCACTATCCATACATTCCCTAAAAAATGCATAACCTTTATCATAAAATATAGCCATATTTATAATATCTTCATCTAACCCATTTTCATACCACCAATGGGTTAATTCAGATTCACTTATCATACCTAAATCTGGGCCATTAAATAAAAATGTAATTGAATTGAATGTATCCGCATTATCGTTAATAAAACTAACAAATTTTTCAACGTCACCGAAACCATATGGTCCATTCTGATATTCTGGTTGAACATCCACCACGATTAAATTCTTACCGTTCAAATCATTCTCAGTTAAAACAGTTTCATATATATTTATTAACTTCATATTTATAAATATACGACTATAAATAAAAAAAGCACCCATTAGGGTGCTTAATTTATCTTTGATTTACTATTAAAATTTAGCGACATCAATTTTTATTAATTCATCAGATGATACATCAGTCTCACACGCTCCCCCGCCACAAGCGACTTCACCTTTAAAATTCGTTGTATCAGTTAACTCAGTAACCTTTGTTAAATCAACATCAGTTAATGATTTCATCAGCTCATTAAATTTTTCCTCAGTAATATCTTCAAATGGTGCTTGTTTATATGAACCCGAATCATATGGTAATACTGATATACCATTAAAGGTATCTCTATTTTCCCACATCCATCGCCCAACTTCTGGCCATTCACTATAATCGATTTCATTAGTAAAATTACCATCATCATCTTTACCATATGTTTTCTTAATAGATACCGTTACTGAAACATTATGATGGTTAGAACCTTTAATATGTCCAGCAGCTATCCATTCAGTATTAAATCGTTTAACACGTTCTAATAATTGTAATGGTGATTCATCTCTAAATATAGCCCCTTCTGGTGCCTTAACTGGTACTGAAATAACAGCTTGTTCTGTTGGTCTAAAAAATTCATCTTCAACTAATTCTGGATGATTTTTAACTAAATATGGATAAATAGCCTCATTCTTACCAACTCTTATTCTTCTGATGTAGTAAGGTGCATGCCAAGCATGAATACCAGATGAAGAACCAACAACCAATGAACTTGTACCCGATGGTTTAACTGATGTAGTTCTAGCTGCTGGGTTAATATCTAATAATTTAGCAACTCTTTTATTTTCCTCAACAACTACTTTTCCCGCTTCTTCTAAGTCATAATCTAATACAGCGCCAGATGCGATACCAGTCATGCTAACACCTAATAACGCCTCTTTTTCAGCAGTTCTCTTCCATACATCTCTAAGATAGTGGAAATCTGTATAACCAGCTTGTAAAGTACCAATAAATGCTGCCGCTTTAACCAATTCATTTAAATGTTCTTGAGATTTAACTGTAGTAACATTAACCTCTGTTAGATTACAAAACCCATTTGCTTTAAGTGAAATTTCAGCACATGGGTTAGTTCCAATATCTTTATCATTAGTAAAGAACACTCCTGGTTCACCAGAATTGGATGCTTCAATTTTAGACCATAATTCAAAAAATTTCTCTTCTGTTATTTTATGTCGTAGGATTGTTGCCGAATTATTAGCTCTACCACGTTGAGGGTTTAACTCCCACCAATTACCGAATTTACACGATAACATTTCCTCATCATCTAACGAAAATAACGATATTAAAGCTGCTCGTCTTATACCACCAGCTAAAACCGCATCAGCAATATGACAAATTATATCATGTGTTTCCAAAGGTGTTAATTTAGACCCATCTTCTTTTTTATTCAAAATACCTTTGATATTATGTATACAATCTTTTAGTGGTTGTGCACCTGGTGCTTTACCGCCAGATGTCACTAATTCAGCACCTTTTTCTCTAATATCTGAATAATCAAATATTGGTTTAGAGGTATTCATTCCGAAGTAACTCTTCATTAATAGTTTAATAGCATCAGCCCAACCCTCTATTGAATCAGCAATTAGATAACGTCTAGTTCTATTTGGGTTTGGTTTTCTTATCTCTGGTAGCTTTTCTACGTGATGTTTTTGAACTGAATAACCAACACCAGTACCACCTAATAATAAAAACATCGTTTCTGAGAATGCTCTCCAATCGTCTATTGGTAAATATGAACAATTATATAATCTATTTGGACTAATTTCAATTGGTTTACCACCAAATTGTAAACTCCTCATAGATGGTAGAACTTCTTTATTGTAGACATATTTATAAACTTCTCTAATTTCCGTTTCCATATATGGATATTTCTTAATATGCATTTCCATATTCCTAGTTACAATTTCATCCCATGTCTCTCGTCTTTGTAATTCTGGGATATACCTTCCATACTTCATGTGTACAGTTATATCTGATAAAATTTTTCTAGATACACTCATTTACTTTTATTTGTTTAATTAATTCTTTATTCTTCTTTGCATCTAGCATTGATATTGCCCCACCACTTTTGGTTACATCAATATTAATAGTACCATTATCAAATATAATATCATAAAATATTATACCATCCTTACCAAATCTAGATTTAAGTATAGCTAATGTTGCCGTACCATCCTCTTTTTGGTCTAATGTTTTCGCAATTGATACTATGAAGTGACCTATTTGACCACGTTTAATTGAACCACCCATTTGGTCAGACTCCACAACCTCAGCTTTAATAGAACTTCTATTACCTTGTACCGCTGTCCATCCAGCTACATTAAATTCCATTAATAATGTCTCGAACTCCCTCATAACATTACCCTCAGCGTCCCAAGTGTTTTGAAATGTTTTTGTTGGTGCTAGACAATCGATATAATCTAATAGAATTATATCTGGTATAAAACCTTTTGCCCGTTCTTGTCTAAGAAATTGTCTAACTTTTGATATTGTTGTTCCGTCAGATGGAAATTTCTTTAGCATAATTCTACCTTTGCTCTTACCCTTTTCATCAATCAATTCTGTTAACTCTTCTTTATGATTTTGTAACTCATTAAGATTAATCCCAGACCAACACGCCAAATGCTTACGCTGTATTACTTTTGGCATATCTTCGAAGAAAATTTGTAGAACATTATACCCTAAATCCATAGCACTATTGGCTATTTTCGTAACCATGGTTGTTTTACCAACCCCAAACGGGGCTAATATAACACCAAGTTCACCTTTTGCTAAACCACCATTCATGTGTTCATCTAATCCTGGAATCCCAGTTGGTATTGGGTTTCTAAAATCATCTGCTAACACTTTATCGATTGAATCCAATACATCAACACCCTGGTCTTTATCATCACCAATTTCAAGTACTTTTTTAATCATTTCCTCTGCTTGGTCATAATTCTCAGCGTCTCCCCTATCAACTAAGACTTTTAATTTGTCTACAACTTTTTTTAATTCTTGTTGTTTACAAAAATCCATTCCTTTTTTTTGGATGTATTCAGTATCGTGTAAATCGACCTCTTGTATGGAATCTAAGATACTTTCAGCATATGCTAATCGAATTTCATTTTTAATTTCCGCTTTTAATCGGATTCTTAACGTTTCATAATTAGGTACGATTTCACTTTCATCCCACGCATCTTTAATTTTAACCATTAAGGTTCGCATTGATTCCTCATCGAAATAATTTGGTTCTAAAATATCGATAATAGAATTAGCGAACCTTGTATCAGTTAAAACTTGTGCAAGTAGTCTGATTTGAAACTCATATCCTAAATAACCTAACGTATTATTTTTTGTTTTGCTCATTCTGAAACTCTTTGTAAAAATAAATATGATTAAAGTTCAACTTCTCCATATTTTGTAGTAATTTTTTTACTACCTAACGTTTTTCTTATATTATACACCAATTCTGGTATAAGGTCTTTAATATCAATTTGATACCTCACTGCTGGTGGATAAATAGTGCCGTCAAAATCACCCTTAATTGCCGATTCTTTATCGATTTTTATTTCAAAAGAAAATGTATGTTCTTTATCATAGATACTCTCTTTTGGTACGTCATCTTGGGTTTGTTTTACATAAGGATTAAATCTACCCCAAAGGTAATCATCAGTCTTCTCTTTTAAATTTTGTTTGATTAAATCAACACAGTCATCATACAACCATTTTAAATCCATTGAATCTAAAACTTTATCGTTATAACCTAATACATTGAAGTACCTTTGAACGATAATATGTCCGTTGATGTACAATAAAAATTCAAATCTTTGCTCAATACTTTTTTTTCTGTTTTCCATAGTCTTAATCTTTAATTAATTTTTTTTCTCTATTTATTATTTGTTTATACGGTATTAAATAATCATCCAGATTATGTTCTCTAATGATATCTACTAATCTGTCAATTTTCATTAATTTATGAACGTTTTTTAAACTCCTATCAGTAAAATCCATTGGGGCTCCAATAATACCATCCAGCCCGTTAATAGCATCCTCTGTTAATAACGGATTTTTAAGGTCCATAATGGTCTCATTTATCTCATACATGGTTTTACCTTGTATACCATCAGTTATTGTCTCTATGATGTTATTAAGTACCTTAAGCGGCTTCTTCTTAACCTTTACTCTTTCCTCTTGTAATTCTTTGGCTCTATTTTTAACCCAATCAATCGTAACTTTCTGAGTTTTTATTTCTGGGAATAAGTCAATTAGTGTTTTAAGACCTAACCCTTTAATACCTTTAATTGAATCAGAAGAGTCACCTAATAGAATTTTTAATAATAACGCATTTTCTAATGGTATACCAGTAAATTCTTGGTAGTTATCTTTTGTTAATTCGAATTTTTTATCCAATAAATATAATCTAACGTTATCATCAATTAATTGCACCATATCTCTATCGTTAGTCATAATAGTTATTTTATATTCACCATCATTACTATTACAGAAATAAGCAATACAATCATCACCCTCGATTATCTCATCTTGGTATTGTCTGATGCATAATTCCTCTAGGTAATTACTTACAATATTTTTTTGGATTAAAAAGTCTGGGTCTGGTATATTACCATTAATGTAATCTTTACCACTACCAATTTTGTAGTCGTTATAAATATTATAACGAAGTTTACCACTATATTTACCATCCCAAAAAACATACACTTGCTGATAGAAACCATCATTCAATTTCTTTCGTAAAATAGTAAGGAATTGGTAAACACCTCCTACGTGTTCACCATTCCTATTTATTTCATTCTTAGCCCCATTATACGCTACCTTTAATAACGCATTACCGTCGACTAATAATACATGTGTTTGCTTTTTAGTGGAAGCTCCTTTTGGTGGACGCTTTCTCATAGCATTTGTATTTAAATATTAAACAAACGTTAGTTTTTTAACTAACATACATATCTCTCACAGTGTCAGCACTTGGTGCTGATTCTTCAACAGTAATCTCTTCGTCACCGTCGACATTTAATTTAGATAATAAATAATCTCTATGTTCATCAACATAATCATTTTTCTTATCTGGGTTAATGAAACCGTGCGGTGTTGATGCTATTTGACCCTCCCAGGTTACACCACCAATTTGATTCTTAACTATTTTAATTTTCGCTTTAGTACCAAATGCATATTTATTACCTTTACTAGTAGCATCTAATGTAGATGTACCGTGTGATTGAATACCACCCATATGAACAATTTGTCTTGCACCATAAAAAAATGCCTCACCACCTTTATGCTTAATAACGCCAGCACCTTGCATCGAGTCAATCCATATTTTTTGAACACCTAAAAAAGTATTAGTATACTCTTTACCCTCTTTTCTTGATGATGGTATTCGATGATTTAATATTGACTTAAATGAGGTCTCTAATGAACCAGCATTCCACATATTATTTTTAGATTTAGATTTCCAAGATTTAAAACAATCAATAGAACCTATTGAATCCCACATAAAACAAAATTCTATTGGGTATTCACCCTCTGCTTGTTTATCTAGCAATTCTTCAACAAATCTAGCCACGTCTTCATTTACGGCTACACCACGACGTGTTTTTTTATCTTTTGCTTCATCGTAATCAAATGTACCATACATCGCAATTAATGCATCATTATTTATGTAAAGGAAATCACCAGCGTAATCTATAATTTCACCAGTATCTTCATCAACAATCTCTTCAAATTGTACACCTATTTCTTTAGCGTGTTCCCAAGACCAACTATTTTCAGTATCAATAATAACTGGTAGTATACCTAATTTTTGACATCCAACAGTTGCTTCATATACTGATGTTGATTTACCAGTATCGGAAAACCCTCTAAATAATGTAACATAACCTTTAGCAATACCAGGTTGTCCAACGGCTTCTTGATATGCCTTGGAAAATGGTATGTATGATAATGGTTTGTCTTTAACTGATAAGTCAGTTAATCCTAAATCTTTACGCATATCAGACATGCTGAATGCTTTCTTTTTAATCGGTGCTTTTTTTGGACTTTTTTTAGCCATTTACTTCGTTTTTATAAAACGTTATAAAATAAATGGGTAATAATTGTATTACCCATTTATTTTTATTTAGAACCCTTTCTTAGAAAGGTAGGTCGTCTTCTTCTTCAGCTGGTGCTGATTCTGAAGGCTTTGTAGTTTGTGTAGTCTTACCTTCTGCCTTTGGTTGTGAAGTCTTTGCAACTTCTTCTGCGGTTAAAGGTAATGCTTCATCAGCCCCAATTGTAATAGGTGCTTCATCTGCTGCTAATTCAAGTCTATCAACCCACTTATTACCTTCTTTATCCCACATTGGTTCACCACCTTTAACTATGATTTCCAAGTACTCGTATGGTTTAATTGCGTACACATCTCTCCAGGTACGTG